TTTAGGTTTGTAATTCTTCTTTATACTACCCATCCATGAAACCCTGTATCTTTATCTGGGTAAATATCTTGATTAGAATTACTATAATATTCGTCAAACTTAGTAGGTGCGTTAAAACTCATATAATCTATAAATCTCTGTGCATAGTATTCTGCAAAATCTCTTTCCTTTTGTATTAAGAAATCTATCTCTTCTTTGCTTGCGTTAGAGCTGTTTTCTGAGTTGTGCTTATATACACCTCCATTTGATATAGAATATGCAGCAAACGGCAAGTATTCTACCATAGCGTAGTGAATAAGCATTGGTTGTATGTAATCATTTACTAAAGATAAGTAATCTCCAGTTAATGAACCAGCTAATATATCAGCACTTATTTTATCGTATAAATCTGTACCTAGATAGTTTTGTATATGTATTTCTTGAGCCAGATCAATAAACTGTATAAATTTATCTGTATCTACATTTGAATTTAGTGCAGTGTTTTTTACTAAATCTGACCTCTTTATAAATAGTGCTTTTGCCATTACTCTTCTGTATTAATTGATTCTTCTTCTATTATTTCACTATCATCTTTTTTTATACCAGTTTCTTTTTCTACTTCTGCATCAGTTACAGCATTAGTAAGATCAGTAAATTCTAAAGGTTGTAGTGTTTTAAAGTATATATCTAATTCGATTCCGTTATACAATAATACTTTTTCTAGTTCATCTAGTATAGTAACTTGCATTGGTCGTATTACTGTATTATCCATCAGTAATGAAGCTGTCTGTAATTCTTCAGCGTTATTACCTAATCCAGTATTATCTTTTATACCAACTAACATAGGAGATACTATTCTGTGTGATACCATAACCTTTCTCATAGATTCATCACTTAAGAATTTATATTGTTCATGTGCGTCACTTAGTATAACTGGCTCAATACTTGCAGACAATTCTTTACTGTCATTAAATGCCAATATAAATCTACCAGCATTAGAAGAACCACTAAACTTTTCTTGAATATTGCTTTCTATAAGCGATCTTTGCTCCTCTGTTGGAACACCATTATTAAAGTTAATAAGCATACTTGGTGCCAAACCATTCTGTATATTATTTATATGATAATTAGCTATTTCTTCTTCTAGTTCTGCATATTGTAATCCTCCTTGATAATCAACTGGAGAATAGTAATAAAATCCAGCTCTATAAGGTTTAATATATAATATCTCTAATCCTGATTTACTTGTTCCAAATGCAGGTATTCTTTTAGGTGTATTCTTAAAACTTACTTCTGACCAATCTTTAGAGTAGTAAAACCCTTGTATCTCACCCTTGTTATTTGCTTTCTCTGCTCTTAACGTCTCTACAGGTATATGTTCTACTTGCACAATCTTTTTGCGGTCCTTAGAATAGATTATTTGAAGTGCAGCTTGTCCCATCATTTTATAGTCATAGCATATCTTTTTCATACAAGATTTAGTAAAGAGTTCTTTCATTTCTTTATAATCTTTTCCTTTTGTGTCTTCTTCAACAGCATCTATACCTTTTCCGTATATCATTTCTGCTATACCATTTATAGCAGCATTATTTGTAGCACTTCCATTATATCTATCTATAAGATAATCAAAGTAATTATTGTCTTCTCCATACTCTACCCAATCTCTATTGTATTGTTCTACAATCTCTGGTCGTGTATAAGATGACATATTAACTATATGTATCTTGCCTTTTTCTACTTTAGGCAAAGGATTACGAGCTAATCTCTTTTTTGCCATTTTATTTACTTTTCTCATATTATTACAAAATCGTTATCGTATGTGTTTTCTGTAGTGTATTCTCCAGAATGTACATCAAAGGTATTAAAATTAGTTTGATCTGTACAGAAAATAGAACCTCTATATATAATAGTTGATCCATTCTTAATAGCAAATGAATAAAATCTGCCTTCAATCATTAAGTTATTAGATTGGTTATCTACAAATGTTCCTGTAACAGTCATGTAACCATTAGAGTTAGTTACTGTAACTGAAACAGTATTAACTTTTCTTGTAGATTTATCAGTAAGTTCAAACGTAACTGAGCTTTGTGCACTTCTAGGAATTACTTTAAAACTCTGGCTGTTTGTTGATGTAGTTAATATTACCATATTATAAATAACGAATAATTTGGTATTTGTTTCAATAAAAAAAGGGATACCGAAGCATCCCTTAATTTCACCTAATTAAATTTAGTTATTATGAATTAGTACCTACTATTACATTAACAAAAGCGTTATCTAATGTAGTTTGCACTGTTTCTGTAGCAGAAGTTTTTTCTATAAAGTTAGCAGGAGCTTTTTCCATACCAGTTAAAGTAAGTGTGTAACCACTTAAATCACCCATAGCAGCACCAGTCACTATTGTTCCACCAGAAACATCAGCACCATGCTCAACTCCCATTACAAATAAATTTGAATTATAATCTTCTACAACCACTACAGGTCGTCCATAAGCTAACAATTTTAATTCTTTATTGTCTTCTTTAGTCAATTTGTGTAGTGTTAAATTTAATGTTTGTTCAAAGAATGTAGTTCCGTTTTCTCTTGACGAGGTAATGTTTTGTTCAAAAGAAGAATTTCCTTTTAACTCATATTTATGACCTTCTACTTCCTCAGTAGAGCTAGTGCCTAAAGTTTCAACTAATGTATCATCTGTTGAATCAAAAGTAATACTCTTATTAGTATCGTCATAATTTATAAAGTAAACATTTCTCAAGCCGCCGACAACATCTTTACAAGGTTCTTTTCTACCTAAGTTTATTCCACAAGCCATAGTTTATTATTTTTATTATAAAAAAAGGGTAAGTAGATATACAGCTACCTACCCTAATTTTTGGTTAATTTAATTTATTAAGAATAAAGAACGATTTCTGATCCTATTCCGTATTGTACACCAGATGTAAATCTCATAACAACTCTTACGTTTTGAGAACCATCTAAGTCAGCCATATCAATAACTTTTACTTCGTTGTGGTCAGATAATAATCCAGTTCCAAAGAATAAGTTTGATTTTTGAGCAGCAACAGCTTTGTTGTCAGCAAGTCCGTTAGCAACAAATAATTTAACACCATCAAAAGATAATGCTCCATTTTGCCACCACATAGTGCCTTGTCCATTTACACCGTTAGCTCCTATGTCAGATACATTTTCTGATCCAGCAGCATTCTGTAGTATTCCAAATCCTCCTAAAGCTCTTACATAAGCTCTAGCAATATTTTGAGATACATAGATAAATAAATCTTCTTTTCCGTATAAAGCAGAAGGAACAGCGTCAACTATTTTTCCTAATTCTGCAATAACATTAGAAGATGTAATAGTTGCACCAGAAACGTCAATAACGTCTGAATCAGCAGCCATTAATGTAGTAAATCCATCGAATTCACCAGCATTACTGTCATCACCTTTCCATATAGTGTTTTCTGTTTTTTCAGCAACTAATCCAGATACATGACCAATTAAGTAGTCACTAAATTTAGGAGGTAGGTTGTCAAATGCAGAATATCCCATTTGTACAGCTTCCCAATCTGATCTGAAATCTTGCTTACATAATTGTAAGTTAACTTGTAATTCTTTTGGTTGAAGAACTCTTTCTGTTAACGTAATAGTTGAAGTAGCAGCAAAGTCACAAGTACCATCAGCGATTAGATCACTGCTAGTAGCTAGTTTTTTGATTACTTCTTTAAACTTTACGTTTGGTTTAATTTCTATACCACCTCTATCAAGTGTAACACCTGATAATAAAGCAGCAGAGATGTACTTCCCAGCAAATTCGCCAGCATAAGTACTTGTAATTGATGTAGTAGTAGCCATTTTTTAATTGTTTTTAGTTTGGTTTATTTTAAATTAGCAATTTTGTTCATTACTCTATCTCTAGTGTTCATTACTCTGTTTTGACCAAAAGATTTAAAGTTTTGTTTTACATCCCCTTCAGGGTTGTGTGAGATTGGTTCAGATGCTGGTTCAGCAGATAACTTCTCTATTTTAGTTTCCATAGATAGTTTTTCTTCACTGTAACCTAATTTCATTTCTTCAATCAATCCTTTTAATTCAGATATCTTTGAATCAAACTCGTCTCTTCCAACGTATTTAGTTTCATCCATTTCAATCTCTTCAGAAACTTCCTCAATAGCAGGAATTTCTTCTTGTAGCTCTTCAGAAACAACTTCTTCAGAATTTAAATCCTCTTTCTTATCTTCACAAGCACAAGCTAGTTCAGTTAATTCTTGAGATAATTTTTCTTCTTCTTTAACTTGTTCCGAAAGATTTACTTCGTTTTTCACTTCGACTTCTTTAACTTCATCTTTTTTAACTAAGGATAGTTTTTCCATGATGTCGTTTAAAATCGAGGTAGCTTTAGTGTTTTCCATAAATTTCGATTATTAAATTAATTTATTACTAATTAACTGTATGTAAAAGGGTTGTTGCATTTTTATACTTTGCCAACTCCTTGACTTCTATAAGTTCCGTCACAGCACTTTTTTGAGTATGTTCCGTTCTTACATAAACAACCTCTTTTTTTATTTGTAGGTACAGCTTTTCCTACAGTTTCATTTGTTTTTCTCATAGTTATTGTTTAGGTATGCAATTAGGCACTTTTCTTCCGTTTTTATCTTTCATTCCGACTTGCTCATATCCTGCTTGACATGGATCATCGTCATTTAAATCTAGTTCTCCAAGTTCTCTTAACTTACCTCTTGACCAACCTAAACCTGCTTTACCTCCCCATAATAAATAAGATATAGTTCCACAAGCTTTACTATCTCCAGCATCGTAATATGTCTCTGCTCGACTTAGGTATGAATACATTCTTTTTATAGTTGACACACTTAGTTTTTCACCTCTTGACAACTGTTGTGCACGAATTTTCCCTACGCTTGTAGCACATTTGTTATTTACCTTTTTATTAAGTTCAATACCTCTTTTAGCATTGTTTCTAACACCACTTCCATAATCACTATATGTAGCAAACTCATATTTGTTATCTAATATTGAATTGGCAATTTCTAATAGTATTTCAGTTGCTTCTTCTTCATTATGTATTTCTTCTATCTTACTCATAGCAATTTTATCAGTAAAATAACCTTCTATAGAAAATCCTTTTACTTTGCCTGTTTTAACATAATCATTCCAAACATCATCATTATTAACTTTCATAGATACCATCCAAGTTCCTACTGGTAAATTCATATCATACTTTCTTGACTTATCATGTACATCGTCTTCTATGATCCAAGATTCTACTACAGACAAACCATATAATTCAGCTTGATGTTCTAATGTAGATTTGTTTTGATTACCTCTCATTAAGAATAATTGTGAAGCTTGTCTTACTGTATCTTCACTAAAGAATATATAGTATTCATCTTCACCGTTTCTTCTGTAAATGTTTTTATTAGGCACTAAAGCAGCACCCATTAATATTCTCTTTTCTTTACTAACTTCAGCTAGTTTAATCTCTTGCTGTTTAGATAATGCAATAAAATTTTCTTCTATTGCTGGCTCGTCTACTATAGATATAGCTTCTATGCCAGATAATTCTTGTTCTTCGTCTATAATTAATTCTACTATTTTCATACTAAATTTATTTTAATAATTAACCGACTGTTGCGGTATCTGTAATGTTTCTATCTAATTCCTGAGCTGATGATATGTCTCCACTTACAACATAAGCTCTTAATGGTTGTCCAAATTGACCACTTATAACTTGACCTAGCTGATTAGCACTTCCTTGTCCTACAACATTAAAGTCAGGAGATTGAACTGAAACTGGTGCATTTCCACCTGTAACTGCTGATGTCTCTTTCATGGCAGGAGATTTAACAGACATAATTGCTTTTACATTTGCTAAACCACTTAATATAGCTGCTGCTCTTGCTATTTGTGCTCTAATTGGAGCATCAGGTGTTAGTAGCATTTGACTTTCATAAGCTTTTTGTGCTGCTGAATATGTAGATACTAAGGTTCCTGCAACAGCAAGTGCTTTGCCAACACCAGTAGCTTTACCAGCTATTTTTGATGCAGACATTAATCCTTTTCCTATATTGTCTAACGCTTCTAGTTTTGATTTAGTTTCTAAATCATCTATTTTTTTACTTGTTTTTTGATTATCTTCTTTATTCTTTAATCTAATAGCAGCATAATAAGCTTCTATATCTGTTATAGCTTTTTCTTTATCTTCTGTAGATAGTTTTAATTTATCTAATGCTAATATTGCTAATTCTTCTTCTTTTGCAACTTTTGCTAATTGTTTCTCTTCAAATACTGCTAATTCATCTAAAGTTTCTGGATCATCAACTCTATCTTCTTCTACTTTTAGTTTACCTAATTGATATTTGTCTCTAATCTTTTGTAGTTGTTCTTGTTTCTTTTCCTCTTTTTCTAATTCTATTTTATCATATTTATCTTGTATAGCTAAAATTTCTGAATCTCTTGCTTCTTTTAATAATTTTGTGTCTATACCTAAAGCGTCTGCTATTTCTATAAGTTTTATGTATTTTTCTTCTGCTTGTAATAATTCTACCTGTTCATCTGTAAGTTTACTTTCAAAGTATTGGTTTTCTACTTTTTGTTTATCTTTTAAGAACTTATTTAAACCTTTAATAAAATCATCATAAAACTTTTCTGTTTTATCTGCATCTTTTTTACCACCATCTTTGCCGCCTAAAAAGGAAGTATCCGTTAACTCTCTTACCTTGTCTAATATTACGTCTGATTCTTTTATTACAGATTTACTTCTTTTTTCAAAAGACGCTATATATTCTTCACTTGATCTTTCAACTACTTCTTGAGTTTGTCCATATACTTGTGTTTGTATTTTTTGTGTTAAACCTTCTTCTTTAGCAAACTTTTTAATTGCTTGTAACCTTTTTTCATCGTCTTCTATTTCTTCTATTAAAATAACTTTTCTTCTTTTAGCTAAAAGCTCAGAATTATCTTGTACTAATTTATCAATTTCAATTCTTGATGCTTGTGCTATTGCATATTGATTTATTTTTTCTTTTACTTTATCTAAATTATTACCGTACTCAAAATCTTCTTCTTTTAAATCAGGAACTAAAGAAATTAATTCATCAATTATATTTTTTCTTTCTTCTTCTGTTGTATTAACATCCTCTATAACTTTTATATATTCTTCGGCAATAACTATATTAGCGTCTAAACTGTTTAAAGATTCAGCAAGTTCTTTAGTTGATTTTGCGGCTTTTTTTGCCTCTGCATCCATACCAGTAAAAAAATCTAATATTTTAGGACCAAATGAAATTAATAATTGAACACCTATTAATATACCGCCAACACCCCATAATGATTTTCCTAGTTCTTGCAACGATTTTACAACACCGCCGTTAGTTTCAGCAAAACTAGAAAACAAAGTTACAACCTGTGATAAGTTGTTTGCTATAGCAGTAAACCCATAAGAAGCATCAGAAGCTAAACGCCCAGTTTCTAATAATATTGCATTGTTTAATCCAGATTGTGCTCTACCTTGTTTTTGTGCCGCAACAACATTCATCTCTGCTGCTGCTTGTGCTTTTAATTTATTTACTAGATTCTTTTTCTGTATAGCAGATTTTTCGTCATTTATGATTTGTTGTCTCTGTTCTTTATTTAATATGGTAATCTTACTAGATAATTTCTGAACTTCATCGCCAGTTTTTTTTATCTTTTTACTAGCTTTATCATTTAATATAACCTGTATAAGTACCTTTTTAGTTGCCATGTCTTAATCTTTTTAGCTGTTCTTTCATTTGTTCAAAATCTTTTATTCCTGCATATTTACCTTTTGCAATTTCTACATTCTCGCTTACACCGTACCAGTGATCTGCATTTAATAAGTCAAGTATATTTTTTATCATAATATTATATTTTATCCTCCTCCACTACAAGTTAAAGGGTATGAAACAGTAACATCAAATTCAGATTGCCAAAATCCTTGTTTTCTATAAGAAGGAGTTGTCATAGTCATACCATCTGCATACCAGTTGTCATAATTATTTGAATTACCATATTTACCGTTAGGTGCAAATACAGTTAACGATTTATTAGAATATATTTTACCTGTAGTTTCTGATCCAAATGTTATTGACGGTACGTCAGAATATACAGTCACTAAAGTTCCGTTATCACAAGCATTACCACTAAAAGCATAATATAATTGTATTTCATAATATGTAGGAGGTAATACATTTAATAGCTCAAACTTGCTTATTTCTGTCATAAAGTTTGTATCTATTTTGTTTATAATATATTGTTGATCGTTAATTATCAACTTATCGTTTAGTTTGTGATTTATTAATATTTCTTGTGATAGGTGTGAATCTATTTTTAATATCTTCTTTCTTTTGTCGAACAAATCTCTTATGTAGTTACCATAAAAGTTTCTAAACAAAGAGTTTGTGTTTCCATTATAATCTGTTAATGTCCACTCGTCAACTTCATTGTCAAAGTTTAATGTAAACTCTGGATATATATCTAAGTTTGAACTATAACTGTTATTATAATTATAAAGTACTTTACTTTCACCAGAAACATTTGTATTACTTGGTCGCCAATATCTAGTTATATTATTAGGAGGATTATTAGGAATGTTATCTACATCTATCCAATTAATATATTGACTAGAAATATCTTCTCTAATACCATAAAATAATAATGGATTAGTTAATACAGGATCGTAATCTCCTATAGCAGGATAATTGTCTAAGTCAGAATCAAACTTACCATCTGCTGCATAACCCCATAATATTTCTGTTATATCACCGTTATTATCATCAAACAATCTTTCATACTTCATGTGTTCAAAAGGCAATTCTACTTTATAGGTTTTACCAGAATCTAAACCAGATAAAGTAAACCTTTCGTTTCCAAATACATCATTAAATTGTTCTTTATGTTCTTTTGCTAATAAAGTTTTAGGTTCTTTATATTTGAAATCTATTGTTTTATATACTATTGGTGCTTCAACAACACTTTTTTCTACATCAACATATTTGCTTATATCATAACTTCCACCAGATATATTGTTTTGTGCATTTGTGTAGAAGTCGTCTAGGGTTTCAACTACAATTTTACCAAAATTAGAACTAGCATAATTATCTTCGTAATATGCTGTTAAATTAAACATCTTAAATATACCAGTTAAGAAATCTATAGTTTTTAGTTTAGGTAAGTGATCTTTTACTATTATTTGACTTAATGTGTTTATTTCGGCAGGACTAGTAACATACACAGCTTGAAGAGTGTTTGTTTGATTATCGTCAACCTCTTCATAATCTAATGTCAATGTAGGTGTAAAAAATACAGTAGATTCTGCTTCAACTGTCCAAGATATATTATAATAAGTTACAGGAACATCTTCTATAAATTCTATTCCCCAACTTAATGTGTTATCTCCTTTTATATCTTTCAACTCAGCAACAACAGTGTCTGATATAGAATCATAAGCTTTAACAGAATATTTAACATCTGTGTATCCAGTTTTAATATCTAAAGCTAAAGTAAAATCAAATCTTTCTCTGCCTTCTCCAGTTACATTAAATTCCCAATTAGTATCACTTACATCAAAACTTGAAGATGTAGTTCCTGATGCACCAGAAGAATAATTTAAATCACCTATAATTTTAGTTTGTGTGCCTTCTGTGGTCAAACCTCCCTTGTTACGATGAATCCACATATATAAATTGCTAAAAGCGTCACTAGTAAAAAAGTTGCCAATAAAATCTATATTATATTTTTGCTCTATAGCTATTATAATTTGACTACAAAGAATTGCTGGTTTTATATCAACATAAGACAAACCCCTTTCAGATTGTGTGTTGTCATAATATAAATTACCATTGTATTGTATTTTATTATATATTTTATAATTATTTCCGTATTTAAATATATCTTCGCTTAAAGCTAGTTTAAAACCACTTTCTACCATTGTAACTATAGCCGCTAAATTCTTTGTAGTGTTTACAACATAATCACCTTTTGAGACAGCAGGAGATGTTAAAAACTGGTTAGATGCAGATGTGCCAGTAGAAATTATAAGTTTACTTGATTCTTCACTGCCATTTACTGAACCTGATTTTATATGTGTACTAGAATCATAATATAATCTTTTAGTATGTGTAATTAAAGGATATATTATTGAATTATTTACTGAGTTTTCGCTTAACCCTGTTTGTAAACCTAAATATACATTCCCTGCATTATAAGCATGATTATAATTGTCTAAATAATCTAACTGTTGCAATTCATCATCTTTTATTAAATCTTTTAGATTAACTGTATTGCCATAAAAAACTATGTTATATGCAAAAGGTAATCCGTTTTTAAGTGTAACTTTCTTTAGTTGTATTTTACCTCTTTTAAATGGAGCATAGTCAACCTCTAATATTGCATCTTTTTTTATTCTATAATCAAAACCATCCTGTATATCGCTATTATACCAGTGTTGTAATATTTTATTATTTTCTTTAGATGCAGGCATACTAAAAGATTTAGTAAAATCAGTAAATATCTTATCTGGTTCTTTCACGTCTTGTATCTTAGAAGTAATACTAATAGTTTCATCACTAAACATTTCTGCTTGTTGATACAAATTATCTTTGTCTTTTATGTATAATACAACTTGTCTCACTATATGATATTGTTTATTTTGTCAAAGGCATAACTAAATGATATAGTATAGCTAATTAACTTGTCGTTAACAGATTTTTTAAACTGTAATGAATTTGATTTTAAATTTATAGGAAGTGTTGAAGTGCCATCATAAATCCATACTTGTTCAGACAATAACATTTGTCTAACCACTTCATTAAATGATTCATCATAAAACCCAGAGTTTATTGTAATTGATTCTTTACCGTTAGATACAAACTTCTTTTCTTGATGTTTAGTTAGTGCATAGGTTGGAGCACCACCGTTATTATCAAAGTCAACCATATTGTTTTTAAACGTATCTGATTTAATGTTTATATCTGTCATTGACTTTTTGAAGAACCACATATTCTGTAAAGCACCGTATTTGTTATAAAATATAATACTAAGAGGTATAAACTTAGGTTCGCATACTTTTTCTAATTTTATTACAACATTAGTAGAATAAGAAGAATTATCACTAGAAAGAGTAAGAGTTGCATTAGATACTAAATCTTGTGTTCCTGTTATTAGTAAATATTGTATTTTTTGATCTGTATTACCATTATCTGTAATATATTGTGTTGTTCCTCCTCCATTCCAAGTTCCATCGTTTACATCCCAAAACACATTAGCTTCATTCCATTTAACATCATTACTAGGTACAGCAGGAGATAATGTAGCTGTTATGGTTTCTGCTTCAGCATATACAGGTATTTTTATATCTTGTCCATCACTATAATAAACTGTAGTATTTTCTTGCAAAAGCATGGGAGTTGTGTATTCAACACTTCTTGGATTTATACCATCTTCAAAATAACCATAACCGTCTATTGCTAGGTAGGGTTCAGTTGTGTTAGATATACTTGTTCCTACTGAATTGTATATATTAATTACTGCTTGTATCCATAAAGAATCAGTAGAATAATTATTATACTCTGTTTCCATGTAATCTCTTATAAGCTTACTTAATTCAAATGTCACATAAGTATTGTCGCCAACAGCATCTTTTTTTAATGTGTATTTTCTATTCGCAGTTACTAGAGAACTAGAATATGTTCCTTGAAATATATATAGTTCTAATTTAACTGATGATAAAGAAGCATTACTTATTTTTCTATAAAATGGACTTCTAGTGTTTATTATTGTTGACATTATTGTTTTATTTGTGTTTCTATGACATAAGTTTCTTTACCTGTTTTTTTATAACCTGCTTTAAGTAAAATATTATCAATATCTACTTCTATATCTTTAACTACAGGTTTATATATATCATTAAGTTGTTTAAACTCTTCTTTAACTAAGTTTGTAAGGAATCCTGTTTTTTGTATTCCCCTTATGCTAAGTGATTTTTGTATTGCAAATGCAATACGTCTTACTTTTTTTATATCACCTAATTCAACAGTTCTTTGCTTAGAATCTAAAAGTGTTTTATTTTTTGACACTAACCAGTTTATTAGTTTAGATACTGGAGGTGTAGATGAGCTTGTTCCTTCATCAACAGCTTCACCATATTCGTTTCCTATAATATTAAAAGTATTTTTTTCCTTACTATAAAAAAACTTTAAACTGTCTTGTAAACTTCCAGTTGATTTTATTGGTCCTGTAACAACACCTGATTTATATGCTCGAGTTCTATCTGTTCTTGATATTTCAACAATAGCATGATCTAATAGTTTTTCAGTATATTGTTTTAAATATTTTTCTGTATTTTTTAATTTTAAACTCATTCGCAAGCAGATTGACCATTAGCATTAATATCAGATATTTGATTGTTGGCAACTGTAATAGATATATTCAAACTCCAACCAGCTAGTAGATTCTCAAATCTATCTTCAAACAAGTTGGCAGTATAATCTGTGTCTATTTGATACAAATCAGAAAACAGTTCTCCTCTTCTTAGTGCAGATTGTAATCCATTAACTACAGCAAACTGAGTATTAAGAACATCTTGTTTGTTGTTTATATCGTGAAAGTAGTTGTCTAAATCTTTTTCATCTTCTTTAGTTTCGTTTACAATATCCATACAAAGTATCTGTATATCGAATTGAACTACATGATCTTGAAATGTACATCCATTTACAATTATATGTGATAATGGAAAGATAGTTTGTTTAGCTAAGTCAACTTCAAATATATCTCCAAACGTAACTGAATTAACATTATTGTTGCCTTGAAGGTATGTTTTAAGTTTATCTAGTATGTCGTAAAAACCTGTCATCTTTTATATGCTTTTTTTAATTCTTGTTGTTCTATATCTATTTTCTCTTTTTCAAATGCCAAATAATTTAAACACTGGTAGAGTGGAAGTTCGGTAACTGCATCGAAGTTTCTGACATCTCCTTTAGCGAGTGCATAAATTGATTGATACCAACCCCATTTTTTTGCAAATGATTGTCTAGCATCTGCATATCCTCTTTCTTCAGATTCTGTTCCAAATATTTCGGTATAGCTCCCAGTAAGTCCTTGCCTAAACTGTAAAAAAAAACCATAGAACTTATCGCTACATCTAGTGGCATATCTTTCATTAGTTCTTGTATCTCTTCATTCACCTTGTATGGTGCTATTCCGTATTTATCTTTTGCCTTAAAATTAACTGGTCGATACAACACAGCCATAGCTTTATGCATTTTCTGCCAATCAGTAATGTTAGTTTCAATATCTACATATTCACCAAGTGTAATATCATCTAGCTTAGGTATAAAACCCATGTCAACGTCTAACAAGTCAAATCTTTGTATAAGATTAGGTTTCTCTAAAAAAGCTTTATTAAGCACATCTAATACTTGTGTGTATTCTTTTAAAGGTATCTTTATAACATCTCTTAACGATACATTACAGAATATTTCTATAAGTTTCATATTTAAGAAATCATTAAGTTTTTCTTTATCTTCGGCATCTTCCATTTTGTTCTGCTCCATGATCTTCATATACTTTTGATATTGCGAAAGTTTAATGTCAGATAGGGTTGTTGGTACTTCTAATTCTATTTGTTCTAGTGCCATATTATAATTAATAGTTTAATTGGTTTTTGTACTTTACTTTTTTCCAACTGAATATATGTCAGTTATATATGTATTATATATGTATATGTTACATACTATGTATTACACTATGTAATACACTATGTATTATATTACACTATGCAATATAATACATTATGTAATATAATACACTATGTAATATATACACTATGTAATATATATATAACATAGATTATCTGACTATTTGTCGGTTGGGTTATGTTTGTAGTAGTAGAATACATATAACTCAATGATCTTATTACTCCATTGTTTTAAATTATATGCCTCAGGACTACGATATATATTTCCATTGTCATTAACCTCAACAAAGTATTCTTTGCTACTTTTAGGCACAGCATATATCTTAATGTTATTGTCCATGCAATAAGATATTGCTTTTAAATAGTTTTCGTCATGTATAATTTTTCTAGCCATACCCTATTAGATTCATAAAGGTATTGAATTTATAAAGGATATACAAGTGTCAGATGGAAAGTAAGAAGTGTATAGAGAGTTAGTTCCTTACACCCTGACGTTGCAAAACACCCAGAGTGTCTAATATTAATATAAATAACAGAGAAAAAACAATATAAAATGATTTTAAGACGATATAAGACATTTAAATTGATCAAGTGATATGAATATACCACTATGCAATTAAAGTGTGTTAAATCTAACGCTAGACAGCTTAATACGGCTTTGTATAGCTGATTAAGAAAAGAAAATATATATATCATCCATTTAATTAATCATAAATAACTAAATGTCAGGAATCTAACAAAATGTCACAAATAAAAAAACCCCCTTAAAAAGGAGGTTATAATTAATAAAAGCCGATAAAAGATTAATATAAATTAATTTATTTTGTATTGT